GCTATCAAAATACCCGCCACCGTGCCGCTGGCGGCAATCAGATAAGCCAGCGCGTGCAGCTTGCCGATTTTGTCGGCGGCTTCTTCGCTCATTTTTCCGTGGATATTCATTGGTATCCTTGATTTTACTTTGGCTGTTACCACCAGCGAACCGCAGCAAACAAAGCCGCAAGGCCAAAAAGCCAGCCGATGCCCACCAGCAGTACAAAACGCCAGTTCGATAAGTTTTTCGAAGCTTCCATAAGACGCGCTCCAATGAAATCTAAAACAGTCTGTCCCACGGGATAACGGCCAATATCAGGCTTACCCCGTAACAAGCCGAAAAAATCAGCACGGCGAGGCCAATGCAGGCATTAAGAAACGGTGTTGTGCTCATGTGCAGTTCCAGCCAGTCTTTAACCTTTAATGAAATAGGGTTATCATTCATCGCGTATTTCTTCCTTGTGCCTCAAGGTGGATACTCCAAACCCGCCAGCCTTGCCCGCCGGCGGGTTTTTCTTTGCCTATGCCGCCACTTTCAGCGCTTTTACCGCCTGGCTGTCCAGCAGCAGACCGCCGACGCGCTTGGTCATGTAGAACTGCACGTAAGGCTTGTGGCTGTACGGGTCGCGCAGCAGCGTTGTGCCGATGCGGTCTACTACGGTGTAGGCGCGCGCAAAGTCGCCAAACAACACGGCGTACTTGTCCTTGGCGATGCCGTCCATATCTTCGTTTTCGATAATCGGGCGACCAAACAAGGTAGACGGCTGGCCTACCTGTAAGCCAGGCTGCCATAGGTAGTTTCCGTCGCTGTCTTTCAGTTTGCGGACGGCGGCTACGGTCAGCCCGCTCATCATCCACACGGCGTTATTGCGGTAGCCCTGTTTGAGCTGGTGGATAAGGGTAATCAGCGCGTCGCCGTTAAAGGTTGTAGCGCTGCCGCTCTTGACCGCTTGCAGCGTGCCGAACGGGCGCGTGCCGTCTGGCTGTTCGTTAATCGGGTAGGCGAGCAAGCCTTTGGGTTTGTTCACGCCATCGCCCGACAGGAAGGCTTTGCCTTCTTCTGCGGCGAACTTGGTTTTCACTTCGTCTTGCAGCCATTTTTCAACATTAAAGAAGGCATCGTCCAAAACCTGCTGCGTCGCGGTGGGATTGGCGTAAATCTCGCCCATAACGGGTGCGATTTCGGCCAATTTGGGCGCGCCGGTTTCGGGGCGTGCGTCGGTTTCTCCTACCCACCCGCTGGCCGCGCCGCCTAAATTCACCACGCGCTTGTAATGTGGCGTGCTTACGCTGATTTGGCTGCATACACGGCGCATGGGGCTTTCGTCGCGCAGCAGCTCCAGAATGCGTTTATCGAGTTGTTCAGGGATGGCGTAGGCACCTGTGCTGCCGCCGCCGCTGTCAAAGGCTTTTTTAACCATCTCATCGCTAATGTCGCCTTTTTTTACAAAACTTAAAAAGGCTTTTTGGTAAGCGTCTTGTGTTTCGCCATTAAATGCCGGTCGCTTCATTTCCAGCAGGCTTTCTTCCAGGCTCTTTTTGGCGTGTTCCAGTTCGCTGATTTGCTCGTTGGCTTTGTCCAGTTTTTCAGACAGGCCGGAAAAAGTGCTGCTCAGTTTTTCATCGTGGGCTTTTTTGAAGCTTTCAAAACGGCTGCCCAATTCGGCAGCCACTTCTTTAATCTCTTTAACGGCGTTGAGTTCGGTCAGTTCGCTCATGGGGAATGTCCTTATGCGAGGTGGGTTTGCAGGTTTTTTAACTGGCCTAATGCTTCGTTGAAAGCGGCCTGTGTGGCTTTCGTTTTATCGCTCGCGTCGCGCGGCAATAAAGCGTTAAGGCCTTCGGCCATAAAGGCTTTGGCCTGTTTGCGAGAAAACCCGACGTCGCGCAGGGCTTTTTCAATCAGGGAAGGTGCGGGTATTTCGCCGCGCTCAAAATAACCTTTAACATCAATAATACGGGCGCTGTCATTGGCCGGAATGGTGACCAGGGATATTTCCAGCAAGTCCAGCGCCTTGATATAGAAAGCGTCCGCCTTTGTATCGTAATCCTTCAAGATAAAACCAATGGAAAGCCCGCTGATGCTGCCCGCCTTTAAATGCGCGTGGATGCGTTTGGCATTGGGGTCTTCGTCCACCAATAATTGCCCTTCCACATACAGCCCGTGGTCGTCTTCTTCAATGGTTTTGTAAATGCCGATGGGTTCGCTCTGCTGGTGTTGCCACAGTACCGGCGGCAGGGCTTTTTTAGTGCGCCAGGCTTGCAGGCTTTCTTTAAACGCGCCTTTAACGACAATATCGCCCGCGTGGTCTTTTTCATTAAAGACACTGGCATATTTAACGTTAAGCGGGAAGCTCAAGCGACTGGCCATCGTTATCGTCCTTTGGGTTAATCGGTTGCATGTTCATTGGCAGCAAATAATCATCGCCGCCTTCGCGGGGGTTTAAATCTTCATTGGCGCGGCATTCATTGGCGTTTAATATGCCGCAATGAATGCCGATATTATAAGCGATATAACGGCTTTTTAAGTCGCCCCGCATTAGTGCGGCGGTATTGAATTTGGCGTAATAGTGGCCTTGTTCACGCTCATCCAGCAGGCCGCAAATAATACGTTTTTCAATGCGTGTTAAATAGGGTACGAGGGAATGGTTAACAAAGTTCATGCCCATGTGTTCAATATTGTTGAGTGTCATTTTTTCCATGCTGGCTATCATGTGCGGGGGTACTCTAAATAACCCGCAGATTTGCGTTTCGTTGAGTTTTTGGCTTTCCAGCAATTGCGCGTCATGAGCCGTCATGGAAAGCGGTTGCCAGCCCATACCGCCTTCCAATATCAGCGGGCGTCCTGCATTGGCGCTGCCGCTGTGCCTGGCGTTAAATTGTTCCGACAAACGTACAATCACTTCATCGTCCATCACGGTAGGCAGCGTAATAGCGCCGCTGGGTCTTGCGCCGTTGGTATAAAACCGGGACATATATTGGTTCAGTGACTGGTTAAGACCGATTGCGCCCAGCCCTTGGGTAATCGGGCTTAGCCCGTTAATGCCGTCGATACTGGGCAGGCGCACGTGCCATAGTTCTTTTTGGGTATAGGTTTGCGTTTGTCCGTTGGTATTGACCTCGTAATAAAGCTTGCGCCGTTCGTCCATTTTGGCGGTAACGCTTTCAGGAGCGAGCGGGTGCAGTTCTATTTGCCGGCCTACGCGGGTTTTGTGCGCATAAAAATTGCCACGCAGGCACAGGTGGATAACAACCAGTTCCCAAAACTCTTGCGCGGTCATGTAATCATTGGGCGCTATGCTCAATACCCGTGATAATGGGTGGCCGCTATCAATCTCGCGCCGACCGCCTTGTTCTTTGTAGAGTTTGCAGGGCAGCATGCCGATGCTTTCCGATAGCACGCGCACGCAGCTATAAACAACGACTTGTTTTAATGCGCTGTCGGGCGTGACGTGCTGGCCGCTTTCGCTGATTGCGCCACTGCGGATAAAGTCCGCCAGCGCATAGCCTTTCTTTTTTAAGGCTTGCACGGTTTTTTTAACAGGAAGCAGGCGGGCAGGCCATTTCATAAATAACGTATCCCGTATTTTTTAAGATGGGCGTTAAGGTCGATAGTGGGCTGCCCTTGGTAGTCGGATACGCCTACCGCCATCGCCAGTGCGACAATGCCGTCAATGCGGCCACTGGCTTTGACTTTTTCAAAGCGGCGGTTTTCCTGGCTGTCCATGGCGACGATGGCGCAGGCGGCGTTCCAGCGCAGGCAGGGGTTTTTGGCGACTTTCAATTGCCCGTCCTTGAGTTTTTGCTCCAGCAGTTCAATGGAGCGCGACATCCAGAGCTGGCTTTTTTCCGACTTGTAGAAACCCTGCCCGTGGGGCACCAGGTTAAAGGAAAGGTTTTGCGCCAGGGCGGCGCGGTTCAGCAGCTCTATCCCGTAAGGGTCGAAGGCGATGTGTTGGATATTGAAGCGCTCGTTTAAACGTCCCATGCGCGCGGCCACATAACCAAAGTCAATCATGCTGCCCGGCTCGGCATGGATGTAGCCTTGCTCCAGCCAGACGTCGTACGGCACGCGGTCTTTTTCTTTGTATTCGTAGAGGGTGTCTTTGGGTCGCCAGAACTCAACGGCGGCCAGCCCCAAATCCGGAAAATACAGCGCAAAGGCGGTTAAATCCCGTTTATTGGATAAGTCCAGCCCACCAAAACAAGCCGCGCCCTGGTCGATGTCGTCCAGGCTGAAGTCGTGCTCGCAGCCCAGCCAGATGTCCGCGCCAATCCACGGGTTGACGGCGTCCACCCACTGGCAGAAATTCAGGCGCTTGACCACGCTTTGCTTGGACGGCATGCCTTTGGCTTCGCGCACTTGCCCGCGCAAATAGTCCAGGGTGGGCAGCCCGTAGGCCAGCGAGGGGTTGGCTTTTTCCCAGCAGCTTTCGTCCTGTAACGGGTCGTCGCCTTCGTCCAGTGCGCATATGTAGGCAAAGAAGCGGTCGTCCTGTTCCATGCCAGCGGCAATTTTTTGTCCGTATTCGTGGTAGTGCCAGCACACGCTTTGCCGGTCATGACCGCTGTTGGTAATCATGACGATGAGCGCGTTTTTGTCTTTTTTAATGCCTGCCCGCATCATGTCGATCACATGCGCGTCTTTGTGTTCGTGGATTTCATCCAGTAAAACGACGTGCGGGCGTGGACCGCTTTGTCCGTCATCGCTGCTGATGGCTTTAAACAGGCTGCCGCTTTCTTCGTGGGAGAGTTGATGGCAGTTAAGGCCGCGTCCGTGCTTTTTGATGCGACGGCTTAAATAGGGCGATTGGTCTACCATCGCCACGGCATCGCGGAACAGTATCTTGGCCTGGTCTTTTTTGGTCGCGGCGGCGTAGACCTCCGCTCGTGGCATTTTGTCCACCAGCATGCCGTATAGGCCGATGGCAGCGGCCAGGGGGCTTTTACCGCTGCCTTTGGCGGTTTCGATATAGGCGACTTTAAAGCGGCGGTGGCCTTGTTGGTCTTTCCAGCCAAACAGGCTGCCGATAATGAAGGCTTGCCAGGGGTTTAATTTGAACGGCTGGCCTTCGTATTCGTCGCCATTTAAATAAAGCACTTGTTCGCAAAAGTCGATAACGTGCCGCGCGGCTTTTAAATCAAATATCAATCCGCGTTTTGCGCCGTCTTTCAGGTCGTTGATATGCCGCTGGCAGGCGCTTTTAACCGGCGCACCCGCCTTTAGCTCGCCTTTTAATACGGCTTTTGCGTAGGCGCTTACGCGGTCTTTCATGGCAGCAGGCGTTCCCACGGCAAGGCAAGCACCAATAAGGCAAGCCCTGCGCAGGTGGCAAAAAACAGCGCCGCATTGGCTAGTTTATGGCCTATTTTTGCCGCATCTTCGGGGTGCATTTGTCCGGTTACTCCTACGTGCGTTTTTGCGCTATGATGGTGGCGCATTCGTTGCTCCTTGCCTTCTCAAGGGGTTTACGGGAAACCCTCGCCAGCGACCTACTGGCGGGGGTTGCTTTTTTCAGCCGCTAAAAAATTCACGTTCGATGGCGTCGCCCTCATCGGGTGTTTTAATCAGGTCGGCAAGGGCTTTTCTCGCCAGTGGCGTTAAGCCAAATTGTTTAGCCTGGGTGTCGGCGCGTTTTTCTGCCCTGTCCCTTAAGCTGTGCAGGGGGCTAATGTTTTGGTAGGTCTCGCCTTGGTATTGAATGTCGCCACTACCGGCTTCCTGTTCATTGAGCCGACGGATTTGGCGGGTAAAACGGATGTAGTCGCTTATCGCCGTGCAGTATTGCGCCAGCGACTGGCTGTCGAGTGTGCTTAACAGGCCAAGAGCGCCTAATTCGCCGGTCAGGTGGGTGAACAAGGCGGCGCTGCTTTCGTCCAGCCAGTCAGGACAGGCCGGTAGCCTTTGGTGGGCAGTGGTTGCCTGCGTATGGGTGGTCTTGGCGGTCTTGCGCCGACCGGAAAAGGCGTTACCGGCCATTTATGCGC